TTCAACCATTTTATAATCATTTTTAGAAACGCCGTCCCATAATTTTATGCTGGGGCTTTGATAATAAGGTCCTACATAAGGCATTTTCGCTCCTCCTTGTTTCTTGGAATTGGTTTTCATTCCTATATAATCTATTGTCATTTTATTGAACTATATCATTTTTCAATAAAATTTATACTTTATTTATGCAACCATCTTAAGTCCACCCACCAGGTTAGCACCAATACCGAAACCAGCACCACCGCGTGCGGAAGAACCCATAGCAGGGATAAACACATCAAGGATGCTGAATGTGGCAGCAGCAGTTAGGGCAATAATAATGATCTCCTCAAGATTCAGTTGTTTCTTAGGGATAGCGAATGCTGCAAGAGCAACAACTAAACCTTCAATCAAGTACTTAATAGCGCGTTTAACTAACTCGTTTAAATCAAACATTTCGTTTATATTATACCCTAACAAAAAAAATATTATAATTTATTAATAATACATGAAATCACTTAAATAATGAATGGTATAGTTTGTATATTCCTAAAATGTCTGGATACGAGAAAAAGATGAATGCCGATGGTTCACTAAACGCTAAATATGTCGACCTATGTGATGAAGACCAATCTATTGCCGGACAAAAATTCGCGTGTATGTCATTTGTATCGCCTGAGAAAATCCTACAGAAGCGAGAAGTCTATCTATTCAATCAGTTCATTAAGAACTGGGAGTTTTCTAAATCTATGGAAAGGTATTTTGAATTCATCCACTTTATCTCATATAAACACAACATTAACGTAGAGACACTAATTGGTGATTTTAATGATTTTGTTAAAGAGGAATCTGATAAATTGAAGAAGAGTGGAATTGAAGATGATTACAAGAACTTCTTAGATAAGCAGGAGGATAAGCTAAACGAACAATTCAATCGCGAACACGCTTTCCAGACCTCTGTTCGTGGTCTTAAGATACGTGGGGTTTTTGGAAGTCAAGATGAAGCAGAGGAAAAATGTAAAAAGCTACGCGAAGGCGATCCAAATCATGATATTTATGTGGGTCCGGTTGGTGTTTGGATTCCTTGGGACCCAGATGCATACAAAACTGGTAGAGTAGAGCACATGGAAGACCAACTTAATGCTCTACATTCAGAGAAAATGAAAAACGAAGAACTAGCGAAGAAAGAATTCGAAGAGCGTGTTCGTGATACTAAGAAAAAGGCAATTATGGAAAATATTGAAAAAGCAAAGGCCCATGGTAATGTGCTTACCCAGACAATTGACGACGAGGGTAACTTAAATGGGGTTATCGAAAACGTTGATTTTGAATCGCGCGATGCGGCTAGCTCAGAATCTGCTAACTTGAAAGATGAATTAGCTATTGATGATGATGCAAAAGAGGAGTAAGTTAATTATTATCATAAATTGAATAAAGCACAAATGTATATTTTATTCAATTCAACAATATCTAGTCATGCGTGTACGTGGAGTTATATATTATACAGAAAAGATATAAATATTCATGAGTATATTTAATAGATAATATGAAAACTTTTACGTATATAGCTCATAAATGCTTTATACATGATGTAAATTATCATACAGATATAGATATTGATAACTGTCAATCTCTCGGAAATGTCAGCCATAAATCTATCGGACGTATGTCGTATATCGAACATATATTTAAGAATTCGAAAAATAACCTGCATATAGATTTTGTAAAATGTGTTTTTGTATTCTCAGATGAACCAAAATTCAAAAACATAAAAAACACATATATTGACAGTTTCTTTTTTTCAGGTGAAAATCGCAAATTGTATATTGACTTCTTTTGTAAAATCCAGAAGACATATTGGGCGTTTAATACTCTTGCCAAACGTATAAAATCTAGACACTCAAAAATAAAGGTTACTGACGACTTATTTTTAACACCCATCCTACCTTCACAAACAAATGTGTTTCGGTTATATGAAAACAACTGTTCTTACCTATTTACATTACAAGATCTTTCGCGGATTATTATTTCGTCGATTTCGAATTCTCCTATGTTTCATTCAGAACCAATACCACCTAAAAATTCATATAGTGGGGTTGTTATTTCTAAAAGTAATTTATATAATATATATTTCGCTATGAAACACCAGCTGGCAATTGTTCCGAATGTTATACATCAGTTTTTTCTATGTGAATTCGATATTGCACTATTTGCGAAACATAATCTACTTATTATACGTGATATATACATTAATCAATTCGTTAATAATGAAGACGAAGATGAAATTATTGAAAGCATTTACGATATGCTTCAAGAGTATCCACAAATAAGTATAGACGTTGAATTTCCAGATAATATTCTTATTGAAACATTTAAATCATCCGTTACGAATTTCCTTCATTTCAGATATAATTTTGATGCTAGTAAAAAGATACCTAATTATAAACTTATGTCCCGAAAAATGAATAGTATCATTAAAGAATGTCCCGGAATCGGTAGGAAAATATTTGTATTCAAAGATGGGAGAAAATATACATCCTTTATTACTCTCAATGGTAAATCTGAACCAGTATTATATGTAAAACCGATTACAAAATATACAACGATAGAAGACGATATATCAGACGACGATACAACTGAAGAAGGACAAATTGCCAATGAGAGCAATACATCATTGTTCGCATTTGACCCAGAATTTTCAACACGCTTAGATGAACTCATTCATGTAACTGACGTTCATGTTCGTACAAATAATTTATCTGATACCGATGATTATTTTGATTCAGATGATGAAATTGAGGTGAATGAAGACCTATATGACCCATAACTCATACCATTACGAATAGTGTATTCTATATCTACATAATACACTATTACCATTTGCTTTTTTTTACGTTTATAGCAGGTCCCTTACTTCGTTTGGCTTTACTTGGATCATATGCCTCATCTTCATCATCTGAACCAAGTTGCTTTGACATTTCCCAGAATTCATTCGCACCTAATCTAAATGGAGGATGGTTTTCTGCTTTATACCAGAAGATTTGGTCGTTTAATTTGTTGGATTTCGCATTATTATTAATAACCAAGCATTCATAATTTTCAGTTGTTTGGTCCATTACACTACAAAATGATTCCAATGTTGGAAACATACTCGCATAATTCTCCCATATTCTCTTACGATTTGTTAAATATGGCTCACGTAAGATAAATACATAATCTATATTTGTTCTTAAATTGGGAGGAATACCTAGTGGGTACTGCATTGTGATTATTAACATTACCTTCCAATGACGACCATTCATAAATAACAATCGCATCATTTTATCGCGAGTCCATGATTGGTCGTATAAACAATCATCTAAAATTACAAAACATCTTGGATCGATTTTGCTCTTCTTATGTTGTTCTATTTCTTTGTTTACTTGCTTTAATACCGTTTTTTGACGTCTCAATATATTTTCAATAAGGACTGTGTTGTATTCTTCATGAATAAATAACTTAGGAACGTGAGCGGCATAAAAACCATTTCCAGCTTCAGTTCCAGACATTACTGTTCCAACTGGAATATCTTGATGATAAAATAGCAAATCCCTTACTAAAAACGATTTACCTGTATCACGTCTTCCTATCATAACAATTACTGGTCCTTTATTTTCATCAGGTTTAAATGTTATTTCGCGCATGTTAAATTTTTTTAATTCTAAGCTCATTATTACTGTTACAATACTTTAATATTATATTATTCTAAAGTAATTCAAACGAGATTATGATTCTTGTTACGAAATTATACGTGTATTAGTTTGTATTTAAGCATAAAAATGTATTAAATAGTTATAGTAAAACTTGTATATGAATACAAAAATGATGGGTGATAATAAATTTTCCATTGGATATTATAAAACTAACTCAATTGACTTATCATCTTTAGAACAAAATTATATACAATCACATAGTGATATTGAAAATAACTACAATCCATTTCAACTAGACAAACTACAGAAATATAACCCTGTTTATGATACACTATTTACTCTTTCTTGTAAAAACTATAATACTATTCAACTCAATCATTCTAAGCATTTTCTCAATACTCATTTGGTTGTCGATATGTCGAATATCGAACATAATCAAGATGTATTCTTTAAATATTCTCCATTATTAGACCCGCTACATTATATGGTAGGAAAGTATGAAAATGATAAAGAATATATTCATAATTTGCCTTATCCTACTTGTATTTTAAAAGACTCTTCAGATAATGTACTTTCTAAAGTAAGTTCTAACCATAACTGTTCATATGTTGATTCATTTTTCTGTTATTTGAGTAGTATGACACTACAAACTCATAATGTCTTCAATTGTTTAGATTTTTACGGTTCATTTATAGGAATCCAAAATAGTTATAAGTACGACGTGTCAGATGACCTTGATTATTTATCTTCATCCACGTTTTTTAATGACAATATGAATACTCTTTTTACTCTTGAAAATATAGACGTAGACCAGTATCACGATGACGAATCCAGGAAAAAACGACCTAAGCTATGTATCTCTAAAACAAATCATAATATTACAGCAGTTTCATTAACAGAATGTCTAGTTGATGTATCCGATATTGCGATTGATACACTTGACGATTGTATTATGTACGACAGCACAATTGACAACAATACCGATAATCAATCAAGTGATGACGATAATCAATCAAGTGATGACGATAGTTCTATCGCATATACCACGGATACGGATACAAATGAAAATAATGAGAGCGAATCTGAGACTGAATATGACGATTCAGATAATTCCGACAGCACGTCGAATCGAGAGGAAGAACAAAACGCATATATTAGAAATTATCCCGTTCAAATGATATGTCTTGAAAAATGTGACGGCACTCTGGATGACCTATTTATATCGGGCAATGCTACAGTTGACAATACCGCAAGTGCTCTTTTTCAAATAGTAATGACACTTATTATATATCAGAAGCTATTTTCATTTACACACAATGATCTTCATACGAATAATATTATGTATATTGAAACCGATATTCCATTTTTGTTTTACAAGTACGAGAATATTGTATATAAAGTTCCCACTTATGGTAGAATATATAAAATAATTGATTTTGGGCGAAGTATATATCGATTTAATGGCACAACATATTGTTCTGATAGCTTTGGTCAGGGAGGAGATGCGGACACTCAATACAACTGTGAACCATTCTTTAATAATAAAAAACCAAGACTAGAACCAAACATGAGTTTTGATTTATGTCGACTGGGGTGTTCTATTTACGATTTTATTATCCCAGAACGCTTAGATTATAATGATTACGATGAATTGCAAAAAACAATACATAGATGGTGTCTAGATGACAATGATAAGAATATATTATATAAAAAAAACGGAGAAGAACGTTACCCGGATTTTAAATTATATAAAATGATCGCACGTACAGTACATAAACATACCCCTCAAGAACAATTGCGGTTCTCATTTTTCAATCAATTTATCAGTAAAAATGAAGACGCGGATAAACATATGGTAGATATTAATTGTCTTCCAAAATATGTTTAGTTATCAAAATAACATATATTTGGGAATGTATGTTATTTTTTGTGTGCATATTTAAAACAAAGCAATGTATTGTATCAAACAAATATCTCCGGCGGTTTGCACATTGTTCGTACCAATGTTTCCTACCATAAAGAAAGTTAACATCACAAAAAAATCGGTTAGATTTTCTGAGGAGAATGAAGTATATATCATATCACCGAGACCCAATAAAATTATACGATAGTTATAGATATTTTTCAGAGAATTCGGTTGGGGTCATTATCTGGATTCCTAATTCATTTGCCTTTTTCGTTTTAGATGAAACATCGTCGTGACTTTTTGTGATTAACGCAAATGTATTTTTGGTTATACTATTCTCTAACTTGCCACCATATTCTTCTAATGCGGATATTATATTGGCGTCTCTGACTTTTGTCATTACTATGTTTTTTCCATGTAATATATGGTTGGATTGAACGATTGATTTGGGATGTTGGGTAGACTGATTGCACAATTTATGTATTAAGTTCGCATCTACTAAAAACTCCTTCATTTTTTTCATATTTTCTACTATACTGTTCGCATTTTCGTCACCAATTCCATTAACCGAAAGCAACATTACTTTTAATTCTTGATTTGAAATCAAAAGTGTAAATAAATTAGGATACATTTCAAAAATAGGCTCTAGCTTTCTTTTTCCAATACCTCTTCCTAGCATATTTGATGCGGTTACTATTTCTACTAATGTTGATTTATTCAATCTATCTTTGATTCCATTGTATATTTTGTTTATCATCGTTGATTGAAATCCGTCTATTCCTTCATACTCCTCTTTTTTCATATGAATTATTTTTACAATTGAATCATATCCAGCATTCATTAATCGTTTGACATTTCCAGTTGATAATCCAACTACGTTTATACCTACAAAGAAACTGGTTATATTTTTTTCTTTTACTGTTACGTCGTCGTCTATATTATCCAACACTATATCTACGTTCGTTTCGTTCCAATGGTAAGGCATATTTGGCATTTTTGCGGTTTCTGCTTCTGTTGTTATGGATTTTATATATGGTATTACATCACCACTTCTTATAATCTGTATTACAGCACCAATGCCTATTTTATTATTTTCTATAAATTTGCCGTTAAATCCAGTGGCATATTCTATCTTTACGCCACCTATATTTATTGGCTCTATTCGTACACGCGGTTTTAAATACCCATCTTTGCTTGCATTCCATATTACATCAACTACTTTTGATTCCGCTACTTGATCTGATAATACCATTTTAAACGCGAATGAGTGTTCGGGATTTTTTTCGTTGCGAGCATATTTTTTATTATCGGATACAATTATACCATCTATTTCGTATTCATAATTGCGTCTCCAATCAATTAACAATTGAGATAACATATCATTTGTTAAAGAAGTCATCTGTAAATTTCTAACTGTAATAAATCCATATTCTTCTAATAATTTCATCTGGTCGATTGGTGGTAATAATGGGGTTATTACTTCATATGCTACAAAATCCACATCATTTATCTTGTTATCTAATGTTTTGCTATTTATTATACCTGATACTAGATTTCTTGAATTCGCAAACCTAGTTTTGTATTTCTCTTCAAAGTTCGTTTTTGATATTATAAATTCGCCACGAACGACTATATTTTCTCGTTTGGGTAAATTTAACGCTGGAAGTATATGAGTTATGTCTTGTCCGATACTACCATCTCCACGTGTATATAATTTTCGGGTGTTATTTTCAGTTGTATACATTCCACTAACTCCATCTAATTTACAAGACAGTACATAATTTCCTGTATACTTTTTCATCCATTTGTCTAGTGCGTCTGTATCGGGCTTTATTTTATCCATTGAAGGCATATTATACGGTAAAGTAACCTTGTGTTTTGTTATTGGCGCACCAATATTATTTACGACCGGATTGTTTGGATACTTCTTTTCAAAATATTCCTTTACAATATCAAACTCATTATCCGACATCAATGGTTTATTATTATAATATGTATCATTCGCCTTTTTTATTAAGGTAACATACTTTTCTTCCGATAAATCATCTAGCGCCTTTATCCCATCACGTTTAAACTGTTTAATATTTTGAGTCGCACTCATTGTTATAATATATCTACTTAATTTTTACAATATAAGTTATCAATTTTTACAATATAATTAATCAAATTTTAATTATAGTGTATTTAGAACCCAGGTTCACCAGTGAATACTTCGGTAGCAGAGGGTTTAAGTGTCTTGCTTTCCGTTAAAATATCAAAGAAATCACCAATTCTGCCATTTGTTAAAAAGAATACCACTACAGATATCATGCTGGATACGAATACAACCAAAGATTCACGCATAACACCCCGTATGGGTTTCCATTCCTTGCTGATATATTTCATATCAATTAACTTGGACACAAAGAAGACTGCGGTTATAAACAAAGATAGTATAAATGCTTTTTCCATTACTAATATAATTTTTTGTCATTTTTTTATTTGCGAACAGACGAATTGCCCTAAATTAGATTAGTTCTTCTATGCCATCTAAAATAATATTGTCGTCCTTATTTTGAACTGAATGAGATGAACCGAGTTCATCAAAGTCGCGTAAGTCTACCTGTTCGGTTGAGATTTGGATACGTTCGTCATCAGATTCTTCTTCTAATTGTCTATGGAAAGCTCTTTCCGTGCTAATTTCTGCCAGTCTGTCTAACGACTTAGGTGCTGATATTGTCTTCACGTTATCAGACTCATCTAATACAGCATCCATATCGTTAAACGACAACTTTGTTACAACCGCATCATTGTCTATATTTTGAATAGCAGGCACAACTTCGGGAACAGATTCATCAATATCCGTCATCCGTTCAGGTTGGGTTGACGGAACAATAATATCTTCGGCCACTTTCTCCTCTTCTTCATTGACATCTTCAATTATTACTTCTTCTTCGTGTTCTACACTTTCATCCATATAAGCACGGATAATGGCCTCTGTTGGAATGCTTTCGCGAATTGAAATGAGAACACATTCTTGGATTATAGTCTCAAGTTCACGATTGTTCTTTTGTAGCTGTAATGGACTTATATTCTTGTCAAATAGATATACGTTTGAATATACCTTACGTGCGACATTGATATATACCTTGTGAATAAAACTGTCTAACTTAGGAATTGAAATATCGATCTTCTTCTGTTTGTTTCCAACACGAATACACGTCAAAACTTTTAATTGAATAATATGGACGCAAGTTATCAAGTCTTCTAAATAATTGCAACCACTACGTTCAATTATGCGTTTTCGTTCATCTTCTATTATTTCGTTATTCCATTTGGGAATTCTTGATAGTAAATTCTGAAATGTCATTAAATACTTGTTTGGTTCGTCATTATCAATACATAACTTCCATGATTCGTTGAATAGTGATTTTACACCCCCTAAAATTAGAGGGGTAAAGATACTAACTAAGCGACTACACCATTCATTTCGGGATTCCTGTAAGTTGGATAAAACAAAATCGTCCATCTAATTATATTGTAAATACACTTTTTAAGGTGGGGTTTAAACGTAAATACAAATAATCCAATAAGTATAATAGTAACAACTTTTCATTCCTAAACTCTGATTTAATACTATTAAAGCAAACTGTTACTTCGATCTTTTTCTTGTCCGTTATTGTGTCTGTATATTTCACCCATCCTATAAAGTCATAACAAGATAAACCTTCTTGATACAAAATCTCAGCAAACCGCATTAGTTTCATATGGTTATTTATATCTATCTTTTTTAAGTTTTCATCTATCCACTCATTCGTATTTGTTGCTGGGGCTATATATTCTTTCATGAAATGCTGATGTAAATTCTCCACTTTTCTATCTTTAATATATTCGGGAACATACAATTCACAAAAACGAGATAATATCGGGTTCAATAGTTTATGTTTGTTCTCTACAATTATAAAAAAACGGGTGGTATGACTAAATAACTCTATACATCGTCTTAATGCTGATTGTGCGTCTATTGTTAAGAAGTCAGCATTAATTAATACGATTGATTTAAAAGATGCTCCTGAGTCTGACCGTATGTTCGTTTTCGCGAAAAACTTCAAATCCTCACGTATAAATTTTATACCCTTACCGTGCGCACAATTTACAATCATTACGTTTTGCTTGATTTTGTGTCTGTCGCTATTGTATATTTTCTGTATAAACTTATCTACTATGTAACGTTTACCGGCACCCGATTCACCGTGAAAAATCAAATGGGGGATTTTATTTGTTTGATAGAAATAGTCTAATTTGTCATATATATTTTGGTGATTGTTCTCGATACCATTATTTAAATCTGTCATTTGATTTAATTGTAGAAATGTTTATATATCAGTTTTGGTGTTAATCTTTTTTTACAATACTCAGTTGTTTTGTGAATACATATCTTTCCTGATGCATTGTTCTCCTACCTAAATTACAACCGAGACACGCTATCATTAGATTTCCTTTATTATGACCTATATTATTATCTATTCGTTCAAGCGTCCATTGTTTTGGATCTCGCACATATTCATAGAGAACATTGACCGGTTCTCTACAATAATAGCATATATTGCCCGATTCTTGTAATAATTCTACAATGTTCTCTATATCTGTAAAATTTTCTTCGGAATAACGGTCTTTTATTGTATCTTGAGTACGATAACTACTCAGTTTCTGTCTAAAGCTGTCATAAATACATCTGTACTGTTTTGTATCATTCTCTTTTTCATTTGTTATTTGCATAATATATTGTAACTGTTGAGAACATTGTAATTCTTCCTCTGTAAACTCCCATTTTTTATGATTTGTTACGACCCGTTTTTGACGTTTCTTGGTTTTCTTCTCTTGTTCTCTTATATGTTTTTCTTCTTCTATTTCCTCCCTTGTTTTTTTTGAAGTTAAATCCACAGATATAGACTTAGAACTCATTACATAAATGAATACTATATTTTGATTAGAATAGATAAACGACGTTATGTATTATTTTGAAGATTTTATAGACACATATAATATAACTAACATATATGCAAGGTATAGCAGTATTTCAAGGTAAATTAGAAGGAGGGTATGTTACATTTTATCAAGATGATAGTCAATCTCCGGTTAAAATAAACATACATGTCAAACACTTATCTCCTGGTAAACACGGTTTTCATATTCACGAAAAAGGAAATTTGTTAAAAAAAGATTGTTCGGAATGTAAAGGTCATTGGAACCCACATAATAAAACGCACGGTGGGTTAAATGGAGAGAATAGTCACGCAGGTGATTTAGGGAACATAGTAGCAAACGATTATGGAGAAGTAAACACTCATATATCTACTGATAAAATTACCCTATATGGAAAATATTCCATTTTTGGGAGGTCTATCATCGTCCATGTAGACGAAGATGACTTAGGAAAAGGAGACCATTCTGATTCATTAACTACCGGACACGCTGGTAAAAGATTAGATTGTGCTATAATAGGTCACGCTTAATTTGTTTATCTTATTGTCATTTGCAAATATGATATAAAGAGTTGGCATAAGACTATGTATAAGATGCCAAAAGTTAAGATAGATTATTCCAATACTATATTTTACAGGATTTTGTGTAACGACACATCTGTAAATGACCTATATATAGGACATACTACTAACTTCGTCCAGAGAAAATACGCACACAAACAAGGCTGTATAAATCCAAAGTCCGTGAACTACAACTGTAAATTATACAACGTTATCCGAGACAATATGGGCTGGGATAATTGGACTATGGAAATTATTGCTTTCCATAATTGCGAGGATTTGATGGCAGCAAAGAAACAAGAGCAACAATATTTTGAAGAATATAAAGCAACATTAAACAGCATTGAGCCTTCTCCTACACGAAAACCAAAAAGAGAAGTTGTAGCAAGGGCGAAAAGAGAAGTTTTATATTGTAATACGTGTAAAGTTTTTTTTGACACTCGGAAAGCACAAGCCGAACATAATAAACGACCTAGACATCTTAACTTAGAACACGAACAAGCAAATACATCTGAGGAAATTCCCAGAAAACCGGACAAGTTTTCTTGTGAAAAATGTGACTTCTCTTGTAATAAAAAGAGTAATTATGAATCTCATTTAACTACCGAAAAACATAACAAGATATATCGTGATACAAGTAAAATGCCTATGTATTCGTGTGATAAGTGTGGACAAGAATATAAATATCATTCTGGGTTGTGGAGGCATAAACAAACTTGTAACAACGTAAACCACAAAGATACCCCTAATTCATCTGAAGAACCACAACAAGATGACAAAACATTAATATTAGAGTTATTGAAGCAAAATAAAGAATTACACGAAATGGTTATAGAACTTGTGAAGAATGCGAGAACAAGCAACTAACAATAATACTATTAATTATTAAATAATTTTACGCTAAATAAACACAAAAAAGAAATGGCTACAAAATATAAAAATGGACATTTATAAAATGTCCAATTTTGATATGTGCAAGATAGTTTTGAAATATTACTTTTCCAAAATGACGAATGTGATGAAAATGCAGCATTTTTGGAATTATTTGTAAAATTCATGGTTGCATAAATAATTAAGTATATTAGAGACCGATGTATTTAGAGGTATTATTTGTCACTATAATATATAGTGACATTCATGACAAATCTACCCCAAAAAACCCCATTACATTTTTCATGTGAAACTTGTAAGTTTGTATGCTGTAATAAAAAAGACTATAATCGTCATTTACATACAGCAAAACATATAAAAATGACAAATGATGACAAGAATACCTCCAATCTACTTATATTCGCATGTGAATGCGGAAAGCAATATAAATATAGACAAGGATTGCATTATCATAAAAAGACATGTAATAAACTAAACGAAGAATATTTGGAAGATACCAAAGAGATACAACCCCAACAAATTGACGCAACATTGATTGTTGAGTTATTAAAGCAAAATAAAGAACTTCATGAAATGGTAATAGGACTTGCGAAGAACGCTGGAAACACAACGAATAACAATACAATCAATAATACTACTAATAATAACAAATTCAACTTAAATGTGTTTCTAAACGAGACGTGTAAAGATGCTATAAATTTGAACGATTTTATTCAATCAATCGAATTAACGATAGATGATTTTATTAACACCGGGGAATTAGGGTATGTAAAGGGAATATCCGATATTATGGTAGAACGTATACGTGATATGGAGCCACATGCGCGTCCAATCCACTGTACTGATTGGAAACGAGAAACGGTCTATGTAAAAGATTCGGATATATGGGCTAAGGAAGACGAACAGAAAACTCATATACGGAAGGCAGTCCGTATAGTAGCAAATAAGAACAAAGCACAGGTACATTCTTGGATAGCCGAAAATCCCCAATATGATGTATTGGATACACCTGAATGTGATAAATTCTTTGAATATTCAAAGGCATCGTTAGGAGGATATGGTAAAGAAGAAGATGAAAAGTTTGAAAAGAAGATAATCAATAATATCCTGAAAGAAACGGTTATCGATAAAAATATGATAGAGTAAATTGTTAAAAGTGTATAGAAAGAATATGTTGTATTATTACAGACTAACGAATGACAGATATAGAGTTAGAACCATTCTATGTTACGAATAGCAGTAGCGAAGATGCAGATACAGATACAACGTTCACAATATCTAGCAATTTCTCATCAAGTGAATCCGATATAGATGAAATATCGGTATCTTCATCTATATCTTGTAAAACTGAAGAAACTATGTTATTGTTTGATTCTTTCGACGAAGATGAAATCGCCGATATCATTGAAGATATTTACGACCAGTTTGAAGATAGCTATACCAACAATGTAATTAAAATGTCATCACCCAAATTTTACAAGGATATGGTAAATAGTATAAGTATCAACTTGTGGATTGAATGGGAAAACATCAATATATGTGATGACGAGGAATTTCAGCAAATAGTAGAGTTTGTAGAAGACCAACATGAATCATATCTATCTTATAATAGTCACATTGTATCGCGGTCCATATCCACGTTTACCCATGAAAATAAGAGTTCACATGAAGAATTAGCGAATACAATTGAATATATTCAAAATCAACCTCAACCCGCGCAACGTACGGAGGAATGGTATGAATTCCGCAATAGTTTATTATCCGCAAGTAGTTTATGGAAAGCATTAGGAAGTCAAGCCCAAATGAATAGTTTGATATATGAAAAATGTAAAGCATATGACAGTCCAGTTGAACGTGTTTCATATGGAACATCAAATGCAATGCATTGGGGTGTTAAATATGAACCAGTTACAACCATGATTTACGAGGATTCACATAAGACGAAGATAGGTGAGTTTGGTTGTATACGTCATTCAACCTACCCATTTGTAGGAGCTTCTCCCGATGGCATTAATGTATTACCGTCTAGTGTAAAATATGGAACTATGTTAGAAATTAAAAACATCGTAAATCGAGAAATAACCGGCATACCCAAAGAAGAATATTGGATACAAACGCAAATACAGATGGAAACGTGCGACTTAGATAACTGTGACTTTGTAGAAACACGTATTAAAGAATATGAGGACAAACACGATTTCTATAATAATTCAACGAACTCAGATTATAGAGGGGTGGTATTGTATTTTATAAAGAAGGATTTAAGTGAGAATGATAGTCCTGTATATCATTATATGCCTTTGGATATACCATTAACC